TATGCGACTTCGGAACGCTGCAAGGAGTGGCCAGAGCGGCTATAGCCAAAGCCAAAGGCGGTGCGGCATGAGCAACCGCAAGTCGCAGTTCCAGCAAGATTGGCTGGCGTCAAACTGGGATAAGTTCGTGGCTGAAGGTGTCGAGGATGCGTGTGGGCGGCTGATTACAGTATCCGGCGCGCTTGAGCTTACAAAGCTGGAAGGCAACCAGATAGACGCTGCATTTCGCCTGGGGGCCTGCGCCACTCACGAAGCTATCGAGATTATCGCCAAGGCATTCCTGCTGGATGTGGTAGTGGATACGTTGTGGGATGAGCATTTGGCGGGAGAAGAGGAAATGGGCCGCCAGATGCTTTGGGCTCGGGCTGAGCAAGCATTTGAAAATCACGATTTGAAGGAGTCGGCGCAATGAGTGGGTTTGATGTTGTTGGTTTTGTTGGAAGTCAGGTTGGCCTGTTTAATCAGGCCCTTTCTGACCAGTCGATAACGTGGCAGAAAGAACAGCAGTTCGCCATTCAGGCATTTCAGAAGAATGATTACCTTGCCAAGGTGGCAATGGCAAACCCTAGTAGTGCGCAGAATGCGATCATCAACGTGGCGGCCATTGGCATTACGTTGAACCCAGCGGCCAAGCTTGCCTACCTGGTGCCTCGCGATGGAGGTGTGCATCTCGACATCAGCTACATGGGATTGCTTCACCTGGCGCAGGTATCCGGCGCAATCCAGTGGGGGCAATGCAAGCTGGTTCACGCAAGCGACACCTACGAAAGCAACGGGCTCGACAGGGCCCCCACGCACCGTTACAACGCATTCGGCGACCGTGGACCAGTAGTTGGCGGGTATTGCACCGTGAAGACGGCGCAGGGCGATTATCTGACCGAGGAAATGAGCCTTGCCGAGGTCAAGCAGGTAGAGGCATCAAGCAAGGCCAAGAATGGCCCGTGGCAAAAGTGGTGGGATGAGATGGCTCGCAAGACAATCGTCAAGCGCGCCTCAAAATACTGGCCGCGATGTGAGCGCCTGGATAACGCAATCGATCATCTAAACACTGACGGCGGCGAGGGGCTGGCGGATCCTGTTGAGCAGCAGCAAGAAACCATCGTCAATCCAGTCGAAGCAATCAAGCAGGCGATTGCCAGCAAAGGCCGCACAGAGGAACAGTTTTTTGCGTGGTTCAGTAGCGCCCGCAAGCTGCCAGAGCCGATCCATTCATTTGATGTGATGACCGAGGAAGAGTTGCAGTGGGCCGCTCGCAAGATGGAGGCGCAGCGATGATATTTAAAAACAGCATTAACGGTATCAATGTATATGAGCTCGAACAAGGAAGCGAAGAGTGGAAGTGGTGCAGGGCAGGCGCTATCACGGCCTCACGCGCTCATGACGTCATCAAGACAGGAAAGGCAAAAGGCAGTTACTCGGAGTCTCGCAAGGCTTACATGCTTGAGTTGATCGCCCAGGTATGCACAGGATTAGTTCCCGATTCAGCATCATTCAAACAGGCCGAGTGGGGCCACGAAAACGAGCCTCTAGCCAGAGAGGCATACGAGGCGCTGGAGTTCGTCAGCGTCAATCAGTGCGGCCTGATTTATCGTGATGAGTCGATGCGCTGCGCAATCAGCCCTGACGGCATCATGGAGGATCGCGGCCTGGAGATTAAAAACCCGTTCACCAGCCAGGTTCACATCGCCACACTGCTGGATGGCAAGATTAAGCCGGAGTATGTAACGCAATGCCAATATAGCCTCTGGGTGACTGGTCTTGATCGCTGGGATTTCGCATCGTTCGATTGGCGCATGAGAGGCCGACCAGAGAATCGCCTGGTTGTGATCCCGCAGTATCGTGATGAGGAAGTAATGGCGCGATTTGATGAAGAAATTCCGAAGTTTTGCGCGGAAATGGATGAGGCGCTTGAGCGTCTTGGTTTTAAGTTTGGTCAACAGTGGGAGAAGATTTAATGGGTATCAATGTTTTCACAGCGTCAGGCCGTTGCGGACAGGACATGGAAGTAAAGTACACAAGCAGCGGAAAGGCAATCGGTCAATTCAACCTGCCAGTTGAGACCGGATATGGCGACAACAAAAAAACCAGCTGGGTCACATGCAAGGTATTTGGCGAACGAGCCGAGAAGCTGGCTCAGTACATCACCAAGGGCTCTCCTGTGACAGTTACAGGCGCATTCCAGCTCGATGAGTGGGAGAGGGACGGCGTTAAACACTCGCGCCCGTGCATCCTGGTGAATGACATTCAGCTTCCACCGCAGCAGCAAGGCGGCCAGCAAGCACCACAAGGCCAGCAGCAACAGCAGCGGCAGCCACAACAACAACAACAGGCTCAGCAGAATAACGGATACCAGCAAGCTAGAAGCCAGCCAGTTCAGCAGCAACAGGCTCCGCAATACAACGAACCGCCGCATGACTTCGATGACCAAGAAATCCCATTTTGATGTTGCACCATTCTGAATAGTTGGTATGATAACCCCATTCTAAGCGGGTGGGGTTATCACATGAAAAAACAGTGTTTTAAGTGCGGGGAAGTAAAGGCGCTTGACTGCTTTTATGGGCACAAGGGGACAAGGGACGGCAGGCTTAATAAATGCAAATCTTGCACAAAAGAGGATGTAAGAGCTAACAGCGCTAAGGTTGGCAGTAGTTACGACTTCTCAGAAAAGGGTATCTTTAGGGTCATATATAAGACGCAAAAAAGGAACCAAAAGTTACGAGGTCATGGCGACATGCCTTACTCAAAGGATGATCTGATTGAGTGGTGCAGGAATAATGGATTTGACCAGTTATTCGAGGCATGGAAGTTAAGCGGCAACAAAAACAACCTAAAGCCTAGCGTGGATAGAATCGACGACTCCAAAGGGTACTCACTGGATAATATACAGCTTGGAACTTGGAGAGATAATAGGGATCATCAAGCGTCCGACATAATGAGCGGGAATGGAGTTGGCCGGCTGAGGTGTAAAGCTGTAATAAAAATGGACTTGGATTTTAATGTTATACATGAATATGTGTCTTATAGCTCAGCTCAAAGAGATGTTGGGCATTCCGTTGAGTACGCAATAAAAAACCAAAAGCCATGCAAATCTGGCTTTAGATGGAAATACAAAGCAACCACGCCACCCCGAGTGGGCGGCTATGAGGTGAATGATGATTGATTTAGACGCTATCGAAAAAGAGTGCCAGCAGATGATCGCCGATGGACTTGGCTTTATCGCGCCGAAGTCGTGCGGAAATGCTGAGCTGGTGGCCGCGCTGGTTGTTGAGTTGCGGAAGCATCAGAATGACGCCGCCAAGTTTCAATGGATGAAAGATAATGGCCGCTTCGGCATTGGTCGCAATGGTGTCGATTGGGATTTGTCATTCTCTGGCGTGGCTCCTGACAACTCCGGACTGATAGAACAGCACATTGAAGAGGCCATGAAGTGCGAGCGGTAACCGACTATTACCGCGCCTCGAATCACGCTGAGGCGCTTTACTGGCTAACGTCCAACGGTTTCAAGAACATCAACGGAAGCTGGATTGATGGCCGCAACCGCTACGCCGTGCCGGAAGTGATGCCAGCAAGCGGTAAAATTGTGATCCACATCGGAGTATGAGCAAGGCCCGCCATGAGCGGGCTTTTCATTTCGTGACATAAACCACAAAAAACCTTGATAGCAACCAATTCAGCCCTCACCAGGCGGCCTTTTTATCACAGAAGGATAACTTATGACCAAGCGGTTCGCGGTGTTCAACCGGTAGACCTGCAACAAAACGCAAATAATACACAAAGCGCCTTGCAATTTATTGTGTGGCGTTTTACATTGAAGGGGTCAACAACGCAGGAGATGAAGTGATGAAGAATGCAGATATGCCAGCAATGCCAGTGTCGATTACCGACAACCAAGAGGTACAAGCTCCTTATTACGCTCATTCCGCAAGCGGACTCACCAAGAGAGAGATGATAGCGATGCACGCAATGCAGGGAATCTTGGCTTCCGGAAACGCTGACGATTTTGTGGTTGGAGATGAGGTTGGTTTTGCAGGATTCGCTGTATCGTGCGCAGACGCCCTTCTCGCAGAACTGGAGAGTCAACAATGAAAACCAAAACCTACCGCATCAGCGGCACCAACCGCCGCACCGGGAGATTTGAAACCGCAAACGTGCAGGGCGCAACGCCGGAGCAGGCTCGCCAGCTCATGGGTATGACCCACTGCCGCATGGTGGTGTTGGATAAGCGCGGGGTGGCTAAATGACCCTCGAACTCCGCCCATCCAGCAGCGAAGCATTCGCCGAGCGCCTGCGCAGTGCCGAGGCTCGCCGCAACCAGGAGCTGTCCAACCCGTGCCGCCGGCCGCGCCAGACCGATATGACTGCC